AGTAGCGTCGGCGACGCGAAGTGTAAAACAAAGTCGCAAAACTATCAGTCTCACCCCTTCTGAAGTTGCTATCGCCAAAAAATTAGGAGTGTCATTAGAAGATTATGCAAAACAAAAAAAACACATGAAGGAGGTTTAAGCATATGGAAGACAATAAACTAAACAAGACCCCTCGTGCGAGTCAGTCTAGAGTTTCTGAAAAGAGACCTACAACCTGGACTCCCCCGTCATCTTTAGATGCACCTACTGCGCCTGATGGTTTCAGACACAGATGGATAAGAACTGAAGTTTTAGGCATGGACGATACAAAGAACATGTCTGGTAAACTTAGATCTGGATGGGAACTCGTAAGAGGAGATGAATACCCAGGTCAAACTTATGCAACTGTTAAAGAAGGAAAATACGCAGGAGTGATTGGAGTTGGCGGCCTTGTGTTGGCAAGGATACCGGAAGAGCTCGCAAAATCTCGAGAAGCTTATTTTAATAAGCAAACACAAGATCGAGAAGAAGCAGTAAACAACGATCTCATGAAGGAACAACACCCAAGTATGCCGATCGATAGTGATCGACAGAGTCGCGTAACTTTTGGTGGTACTAAAAAGTAATTTTTTAGCGATACCAACTACCGCGATACTAAATATAAACTAAACTAAGGAGTAAATAATATGGCTAATAAAGATGCCGCTTTCGGTTTGAAAGCAACAGGTAAAGTTGGTCAGAATAGAGACAACCAAGGTTTAAGTGAATATAGTATTGCAGCTTCTGCGACAGCTATTTATCAATGGGACCCAGTTGAAATGTTAGCAACTGGAACTATTGGTGTAGCGGCAGCGGGAGACGTTTTATTAGGTTCACTTAACGGTGTATTCTATACTGACGCTTCTACAAGCAAACCTACATGGGCTAATCACCTAGAGGCTTCTAACACTGCAACAGACATTGTTGGATTCGTCGCTGATGACCCTTATGAAAGGTTTGAAATACAAAGTGCTGGTACAGTAGCTCAAACAAATATTGGTAACTGTGCTGACATCGTGTATGCAGCAGGTGCAACGCCTAACTATATTTCAAAAGTTGAAATATCAGGAACAATGGCAGCAACTGCAGCGCAATTAAAAATAATAGGTGTTTCAAAAGACCCTGATAATAACGAATTAGGCGCAGCTAATGCGAATGTAATCGTTACTATTGCGGAGCACTTTTTAACACAAACAGCCGGAATCTAATAGAGGAGAATAATTATGGCGATAAGTAGAGGACAACTAGTTAAAGAACTAGAGCCAGGTTTGAATGCTTTATTCGGTCTGGAATATAATAGGTATGACAATCAGCATGCTGAAATTTTCGATACAGAATCATCTGACAGAGCTTTTGAAGAAGAAGTAATGTTAAGTGGTTTTGCAAACGCACAAGTAAAAGGTGAAGGTTCTGGAGTTTCATTCGATGAAGCACAAGAAACTTTCACAGCTCGTTACACTCACGAGACTGTAGCTTTAGCATTCGCAATCACTGAAGAAGCGATTGAGGATAACTTGTATGACAGACTTGCGTCTAGATATACAAAAGCTTTAGCTAGATCTATGAGCAATGCGAAACAAGTAAAATCAGTAGAACCACTGATTCAAGGTTTACCAACAACAAATAACTTTGATTCAGGTGACGGTGTTAGTTTATTTAACACAGCTCACCCAACGGTTGCTGGAACTTTCGCAAACACGTTAGCGACTCAAGCTGACCTTAACGAAACTTCATTGGAGCAGTCTTTAATTGACATTGCTGCAATGACTGACGAAAGAGGTTTGAGAATTGCTGCTAGAGGAGTAAAAATGATTATTCCTTCTGAGCTACAATTCACTGCTGAAAGACTGATGAAGTCTCAAGGTAGAACTGGAACAGCTGACAACGATATCAATGCAATCGTATCTATGGGTATGGTTCCTCAAGGTTATAGAGTGAACAACTACCTAACAGACTCAGATGCATTTTATATCTTAACGGACATTCCAGATGGAATGAAAATGTTCAATAGAGCACCATTGACAACTGCAATGGAAGGCGATTTTGATACTGGAAACGTTAGATATAAAGCTAGAGAAAGATACTCTTTTGGAGTTTCTGACCCTAGAGGTATCTTCGGTGTTGAAGGTGCGTAATTACCCTTATTTACTGGGGCCGCCTTAAAACGGCCCCATTTACAAATTCC